AATGCTGCTTCCCGTGAGTGGGAAAACATTCGTACCTATTTAGTACAATTTGGTGAAAACCGTATGGTTGCTGGTGATTATGCTGCATTTGATAAGTCAATGCCCAGTACTATCATTCTTGCTGCTTTTGATATTATCCGTCGCTTGTGTAAACAAGCTGGATATTCTGAAAGCGACTTGAAAGTAGTTCAAGGCATTGCTGAAGATACAGCATTCCCACTAGTCGATCTTAACGGTGATTTGATTGAATTTTATGGAAGTAATCCTTCCGGACATCCTTTAACTGTTATAGTTAATGGTTTAGCTAATGCTCTCTATATGAGATATTGTTATGCTAAATTAAGTCCCGATGGTAATGCCAAAAAGTTCAAAAAGCATGTTGCTTTAATGACCTATGGTGATGACAACATCATGGGAGTTTCAAAAGAAGCACCATTTTTCAATCATAGTACTATTCAACGTGTGCTAGCTGATGCCGGCATCACATATACTATGGCTGATAAAGAGACTGAATCAATTCCTTATATTAACTTAGCTGATTGTTCTTTTTTAAAAAGAACATGGCGATGGGATAAGGATGTGAAAGCTTATCTTGCACCCCTTGAAGAAGATTCTATTTTAAAGAGTCTGACAATTGGTGTTGCAAGTAAGACACTTTCACCAGAAGCTCAGTCAGTAGCTATTATCTCCAGTGCGATCTGTGAATACTTCTTCTATGGAAGAGAGGTATTTGAAGAAAAACGCAAAATGTTTGAAGATATTATAGCTGAGAATAAACTGGAGTTTTATGTTACTGAAACCACACTACCATTGTGGGATGAGTTAAATGATAGATTCCAGTCCGCAGTTCCCAGAGCTTAATCTGGTCTAAGTCTGCCAAGACTATAAACTGGTAGGTCGTAAGTCATGACCTGTTTAATTACAAAGCAAAAGAGACTCGTTAGTACTAGTTACTGCTCCAACCAATAGCGTTGCGAAGCTTGGAAGTGGAGAGAATGGAGTACTATTGAAAACCTACTAGGGCGTTCCCCGAAATCCTTATTTAAGGATGGTGTTAGTTGGTCACCAAATAATTCGCATATATGTTTGTACGTAAAGTAGCGTTATTCATGAAATTAAATTTACTTGGAAATTCTTTAACTAAAAATAAAAAATTTGATGAAAATCAACGGAACTTGATGAAGCGAATGCTATCTGCAGAGATGCAATTAGTTACTCATCAAGCACTCATCGAAGAATTGGAGGCTCGCATTGAAATGTTGGAGGGTTATTTTGACCAATCCACAGATTTGCAAATCCAGTCTTCTGATGAGCCTCATGATGATGACATGGGGACACAGGAAACAGAACAAGAATTAGTGCACTTTGTAGATGGCATTGAAGATAATACTGATGGTCAAGCTGCTTCACTAGATCCAACAAATATGGGTCTAGCTACCAGCTATGAGTTAAATCAGTTTTTGTCGCGTCCTACAAAGATTGCTTCTTATGATATTCCACAAGGTGAAGGATACAGTATCCGCCAAATTAAACCGTGGGAGGCGTATTTTACGAATCCCCAGATTAAAAGAAAGCTGGATAATTATGCCTACATCAGGTGTAATCTTAAGATCA